AACACTGTCAATTTGCGCTTTTTCCTGTGGCCATCCCGAAGCCTGGTCTTTTTTGAGCCGTTTTTCCAACTGCAAATTGGCAATGCCATTCGGGTACGGCTGTACTCCTGCATTGTATTTATCATCAAATATCCGGTCTGATTCTTTGTCCCGGATATCTCTCGCAATCCGGTCACGCTTGTCTTTCAGTTCCTGAATATGCTTGTCAATTGATGACTGGTCTAATTCGTATTGCTGTTTCTCGTATTCGTTGTTATTTATTTGCGCGATAAGGGCTTTTTTCTTTGTCTCGACAATCCGTTCATCAAGCTCGATGCCGCGTTCTTTTGCCATATTCAACAGGCCGACATGATCCCCGGCAAGCAGTGCATTTGCAGCGGTTTCCCCAAGGTATGCCGCAAGCTGTTTTTCGAGGGCGGCATATGTGTCGGTCCCTTGCTCTGCGTCCTCGTACTGCGTAGCAAGCTCTTTTATCGCATTGGCTTCCTGTTGATAAATTTGCGTCAGTATTTCGGCCTGCGTTTTCAAATCCAATAGTTGCAGTTTTGTAGTGCCAACCATCTTGTTCAGGGCGGTTACGACTTTTGTTGTGACGCTGAGTACAAAGTCACCGAGCGGTTTCAGTGTTGCCATGACGTTGTTTTTAAGGATATTTATTTGCGTCGTAGCATCCTCTGCCATAGTCTTATATGCCGCGCTGGCTGCCCCCAATGATTTGTTGTGAGCTTCGAGATCGGAGGCTGCCATTTTCGCGTTTTCGCCGGTTGTACCAAGTACAGCATTCACAGCCTCAACCCTGCCGACAAGCTCACGGAGCGATCCATCACTCTTATCGGCGGCATCACGCAATGCGATCATAGCCTCCTGGAGCGTCATGGTATCAGCCCATCCATCTCCAAGCACCTTATCCATTGAAAGAATAGCTGACCGTATCTGTGTCATGGCCTCCGCTGTCGGAGTACCCTGTTTCGTGAGAGTAGCGACTGCCGCTGATACCTGTTCGAACTCAATCCCCATGGCGGCGGCCAGCGGTGCTACAACGTTGAAAGAAGAAGACAGTTCAGAAAGCGTGGTTTTCCCAAGTCGAATCGTTGTAAACATGATGTCTGACACTTTGGCAGCGTCAATGGCTTCCATGTGGAACGCATTGAGGATCGTTGTCAACCCGTCAACAGCCGTCAGCGTGTCAGTTACACCGGCAACAGCACCCTTTGCGGCAACCTCCAGCACTTCCATACCAGCGGCACCGTCATATCCAGCCGATACGACCTGATAAAATGCTTTTGCAAGCCCGTTCGCTGATTCGGGAAGGTCACGGGACAGCCCGACAATCTCGTCACTCATGCCTTTGAAATCATTAGCAACAGCACTTGAAATCGTCTGCACTTCTTTCATGGAGTGTTCAAACTCTTTAGAGAACTCGTACGCTTCATCTTTGATCTTGTCAAACGCAAGGACAGCACCGATAGCAAGACCGGCGAATACGTCCGCTTTGGACACGTTCCGGGCAAGACCGGCGATGATCCCCTTTGCCTGTAGCGATCCTGAGTACAGGCCGGAATTATCCAGTCCGGTTTTCCAATACAGGCTTTTGCTTCCTGATACATCCAATGCCATGCTCTATACCTCTTGCAGCTCTAATTTCTGTTTGGAGTGAGAATACACTTTCGGATCGTTGAATACATCCCACCTGATCGGGATTCTGAACGCTTCGTTTGCCTTGATACCGGCATTCACGCACTGACCGGCAACGTTCCATTTTCCCTGTTCCAGATAATACGAGGCCAGCCAGTTCAGGATTCTCGGGAGCATGGCCTGTGTATTGGTTATCAAAATCTTTTCATATTGGCTTCCCTTTGTCTGGCAGATTTCAACACCGAGGGAAAAATACTCTTCGGCTTTTGCTTCATCGTTTGCCTTACCTGCGTAATAGTTGCCAAGGTGGAAGTAGATCGGGGCCAACCGCATGCTGTAGCCCTCTGCAATACCTTTCACCCGTTCGGCCTCCGTTATTTTGTCTGTCAGGAGGTAGGAAACAACCAGGTTGACCAGGACTTCAAGGAACGCGAAATATCCCTCATCGTACTCGTAATCCTCTTTCATGACTGTTATCCACTCTTCCGAATACGTGATACAGGTCTCGTATTCCCCCATGACAAAGTAGGTTTTACATAGGTGTGTCAGATTGTGAAGGTCACGGGGGTTTGTCTGATAGTTCACAAGTAGCGGCGGCAACGCCCGTCCTTCCGTTTTTTCCTTATACAGCTTTTTGTTATTCGAAAACAGGTAGCCGTAATGGTTGATCACCACACCGGGATTTGTTTCTGTTTTTTCAGCAAAGAACAACTTAGAGCCTGCCCGTGGTTTATTATGGATGTTGCTTGAATAGATTGGCTCGCCGTCATTGGTGAATACTCTCGGCTGCATCATAGGCGCGTATACACGGAAATCAGGAGTAGTAAAGTTATGTAGTTCAAAGAGTACTGTTTTTGCCTCCTGCTCTTCCCCTGGAGTCCAAAGCCAGTCTTTCAGAAAATAAAGGCTCGTCTGGACAAGCTCTTCATCGGCATCCATGATCATTATTTTCTTGCCGAGCGCCTTCGATATACCATAGTTCCGGGCCGTTGAGAAGTTCCACGGGATGAACTGCTTGAAATACACCTTTGCCCCATGCCTCTTCGCAACCTCAACCGTTCCATCGGTGCTTCCGGTATCGACAATCACAAGCTCAATCCACGGCTCGTTTGTGAGCGGAAGCAGCGAATCAAGGCACCGTTCGAGGTTCTTCTCTTCATTCTTCACGATCAAGCAGATAGAGGCCCGGTACGTCCTGCGGAGAACGTATTTGTTGAATAGCAGCATCAGATTTTGGATAATATTATTTACGAGTTTGCCAAACATATCAGTTCTCCGGGGTCTGTGATTTCGTCTGCGTGTTTTTTGGGCTCGTCTTCTCTGTCTTTTCGGTAGTCGGGGATGGAGGCTGAGAGGAGGACAAGGTTTCGCCAACTTCTTCCCCAGAGAATTTCGTCCCAGCTGTCCCGGAAGTATTTTTTGATGCTGCCGACTGTTCGCCAGAGGTTTGCGCAATCGCCTTGGTCTTCTTTGCAAACGGATTCAGGATCCCTACTGAGGCCAAGGCGTGTAAAAAAGGGTTGACGTTCATCTGTTTGACAACAAGGTTCATAAGCCGGTATAAATCCTCTGATGTCAGGTTCTTATTGAGGAACCGTACGAGGTGTACCGGAGGTGGTTCGGGGGAGTTCCTGATAGCCAAAGCAACGATAATCACCATGACATCATTGTGCTCAAACAACGACTTGATTCCAGCTGCTATAAGTTTTTGCTGATCGAGGTCGTCACTGTCAATCGATGACAGTTCGCGGGCAATTTGCAGCATGGTCCCGAGGACCAGCGGTTTGATGACAAAGGTTTTTTCTGAGGATCGGATACCGAGCCGGTGTAGAATGTTCGGATTTGCGACGGATACCTTGAAATCAACGCCTGTTTCCAGCATGGTATCCGCGGCTTCTTTTTGAAACGCTTCAAGGGTTTGTTCTTCGATAGTGCGTTCTGGCTGTTCTGGCATGTGACAACCGTTCTCCGTGGTTAAAACAGGGGACGGGTCACACGCCCCCTGTCATATTGGGGATCAACAGATTATTCCTTTAAATCCGGCGTGATACCATCGGAGCGGTTCCGCCGCATTTCAGCACAGTGCCTTTGAAAGCGAACTGACCACGGGCGTTCCGTGAGAATTCAAGTTCGCCGCTGGCTCTGAGTGAGCAGTTGGGAATATCAACTTGGAACTGTGCGCCATTTATTTCTTTGGTCGTTATTCTGACTGCCCGCTGTGTCAGCAGGGTTGCAGTCGTTGGTGACGACCATGCCGTTCCGCTCGTTGATCCGCCGAAGGCCAGAATCCAGTTTGCAAATCCCATATCAGCAGTGGCGAATTCCAGTGTCTTTGCAGTGTTTCCCTGGATTTCGACATCTACATCATCAGAATCTTCGGTGTAGAATTTGGTGGATTCCGGGTTTTCGAAAATCAACTTGGCGCTGTCCGGCACAATATGTGAGATTGTTGTAAGAGTAGTCGGGACCTCGTACCTGGTGTTAATGGCACCGATCACGATACTCTCAAGTCCAATCGCACGGTAGGATGTTGCCATTGCGTATATCTCCGTTGTTACGAAATGTTTTCAATAGTGCAGCCGATACGGATATTGGCGTAGCACCAGCGGGGGTCCTCATACTCGTTAATCAGGCTCTCCGCTTTTATGTCAAGTTCGAAATACTCGCTTGCGACTGATTCCGCTTTTAAAGCCGTTATCACTGCCTGCACGATAGCTTTCAGTGTCGCCTCGTCAGGCATGCCGTTATCGAATCGTTCGACCCATATATTTATGTTTGCTGTCCCTTCCTGGAGCTCGTATCCCTCGATATTTTTGAGCGGAAGCATGTTGATTACAATGTCTTTTTTTGTGGACGCAGGCGGGCGTGTCCAACGGTAAACTTTGCCGTCAATCAGTGCCTTTACTGCTGCCACATTGACAATTGCATACAGCCGGTCAACGATGTCGTAGGTTGTTTTCATTTGATGCCGAGCTCTTTTGAAAGGGTATTAATCAATTCTGATGCTGACGGAACACTGCCGGTGAGAACATCCCTGCCTTTTGATTCAACTGCCGCCGCGTACTGCATGCCAGCAACAACAATCAGGTTTACTCCCGTGCTGTGTTTCCCGGCAAGCTCTTTCGCCCTGTCTACAGCAGTGCTCTTTCCTTCCGTTTTCTTCCCGGGGAATGACTGAGCAACGATGTTGCCTTTTATCACAATCACATACCCGATTGACGATCTCAGATTTCCGGTACGGTCCTTGTAGCTTCCGTGCTGCCTGGCACTGTTGACAACTTCCTCCCCGACATACTGGAACAGTTCGATGATGTCTTTTTCGCACTGATCAGTAAAGTCGTTGAGTTTATCTACTACCTGTCGCATGCCGAACATCGGTACCATTGACATTATTTACACCTCAATACCGTTGTCTGCTGCAGTGGCGGGACGTTGACAACCGTATGCTCCTTGCCAGAGAAATGAAACGTTGACTTTCCGTCCTGGAGGCTTTCAGCGAATGATTGTTTGGGGCAAAAAACATTAAGCGCGTAATCGACACGGTTTCCGTGTTCATCGATTATCATGCTTGATTTATTCACTTCAACCCTGCAGTTCACGGCAATGCTGGTACTGGTTCCGGGGACATATACACCAGTGGTGCCCTGTGATGGGGCACCGGTGATATAACTGATTGTTCCCAGATGTGGATACCTGTCGAATGCCATGTCCTGCCCTTACCATGCCGAATAGTTATGACCCCCGATCTCTACCGGAAACGCTGAGATCGTTGGTCTATTGGTTGCGTTGGTAACTTCGGGCAGGGCAACCCCCCATTTATCATGGAGAGTCTTGCGCCCTGCCAGAAGAAACTCTTTTGTATATTCCTCGGACAAGCTGCCTTCGGTGATTTTCGGGTGCTGCGAGAGGTACAGATAGATATCGGCAAGTGCTAAATCCAATGCCTGCTGTTCCGCGCTCGTCCCCCCGTATTCACTTCCGGACGTGACGGCCCGTTCAGTGAGCACCTTCGCGAAAAGGTTCTCATTGGTATATTCTACCATCGACTGTAGGGCTTCAAGATTCGTCATTAGTCGTCAAGTCCATCGATTTCAGATTTATCAACATTGAGTCGGTACATCCTGTCAATGTGCGGCAGGGATGGGAATGCGACGATCTGGCTCTGGGTGAATGCACGTACCGGGTTGTTCTCGGCCCATACGCCTACAAGCACCTTGCCGTCATACTTGGTGTAATTGACCTGCTCGGCAGGATACCGCTCTTCCATAATCGGACCGTTCATCATTTCGCCGACCTGGAGTTGAGGGATACCAACGACATAGCCGGTTGTCCACGGATCAACAGCGGTTACAGCGTTTGCGGCCTCGATGTCGATGAACTTGTCGATTTTGATGATAGTCGGCAGGTCCTGCGCCTTGAGACCGGCGTTGATCTGTTCGAGATTCGGGATTGGTGCATATGTTGCCGTTGCGCCCGGCTGGATGCCCTGATAAGCAAATGCCAGCTGTTTGGTTTCGGTCGCAAGCTGCATATACCCGAAGTCTGTGTCACCCATGACTAAATACTGGATCAAGTGGCCGTTCGCTTTCGCGGCTGCCACAAGCGTCCGGATATCGGTGATAGGCAAAACGGTTCCTGCATCGGTTGCGACATAATCCCATTCACGGGTTGCCGAGGCGACTGCAACACACCGTTTGTGAGAAGTAGCCATCTGATAATCGATAGCCTCTTCCGTCACGATACCGTCATTGGTTGCTTTTGTGAGCGTGACACTGCCACAGCAGAGCGCGGTGAGTGCAAGCCATTCAAGCCGGTTGTATGCGCCCTGAATGCAGGAATCAACATCGCCAAAGACCAGATCGACAATATTCTGTTGATCCATGTCATTTGCCATTTTGTTCAGCTCATCGAGCGTGATCATGTCGTTTTCGCTGAGATCCATCAACTTGCCGGTCTTGGGAATTTCTCCCGTGAGTTTCCCAACAACCTTCCTGGATTTCAGCGGCATCGATGCATTATAGGCGATAATGTCAGCGGCAACGGCTCTGCCACGACTGCCAATTATCGACTGGAAATGCACAAACGGGCTGGGCTTCCAGGGGAAGAATGTTGGAAACAGGAGTCCCTGTTCGTAATCGAGTTCCTGAATAATCGCAACGATATCCTTAAAGTTGAGATTTTTCAGAACTCCGTATTTTTCTACCATTTTTCTCTATCCTTATGGTTCGAGTGCAAGGTTTCAGTTTTGATTAATCAAACAGAACCCTAGCCGTGAGTCCGGTCTTGTCTGCAGTCGGGATCGGATAGGTGAGTGCTGATTCATCTACCGTACCACGTACAAACGCGCCTGCTGTCACGTTCGGGATGGTCGAAAGGTCGGAGTTTCGAACTGTGATATTGTCGAGCAGTAGAGCCTCCGCAGTGTATTTGTGTACGCTTCCACCAGCTGAACTTGATTCGTACAGCACCCCGCTTGTTGCAAGGATGGTGCCGAGTGCGGCGGTGAGAAGCACGGTGTCGGTGTTCGTTGCCCTGGTGATGCTTGAAATCGAGGCAGCGGATGCACCGGCATGGTCAAAAGTGATAAGCTCGTCCTCATCAAACAGCGAGTTCGGCGACAGATACATGATCGTCGCAACGCTGGAGATGTTTGTAAGCAGTTTGCCGGTCTTTATGAGATAGTACAGACCAGCGGTTGAAGCCGCCTGATCGACAGGACAGCCAGCTTCGATTCCCTTGATCGCGGAAGGCACGTTTGAGGTCGATACAGTGATACCGCCTACGATGTCTTCCAGGATTTTCCGGAAAATCGGATAGCGCCGTGTCTCGGCAGTCTTTGTGATTCCGAGTCCCATATTAGGTTACTCCTTGGGTTGGTCTTTTCTGTTGGGATGCTTGGCAACGATGGCATTCACAGTGTCAGTGTTTACCTTTTCGCCAAGGCTTCCCCTGATCGGTGGTACGCCTGCCGCCGCAAGCTGTGCATCAAATTCCGCTTGTTTCGCGGTGATGGTTTGCGTTTTCAGCGTTTCCACGTTTGCTTTGATCTCGTCCTCAGTGTCTCCATTGATAAAATTGACAAGTGTTTCACTGAGTCCGGCAGTTTTTAGATGTTCTGCTACCATGATAGATCGTTTGTCTGCGGCTGTTGCGCCTTTCATGGCGGCGATTTCATCCTGCATCGGCTTTGTTGCCGCTGTTATCGCATCCAGCACGATCTTTGCGATGTCTGGAGTCCCGGGCTTTGCCCCTTCTGCCGGTACTCCGGGCGTAACAACTGCGTTCGGAGGTGTGCCCGCAGCGGTGATTTTTGCTTCAAGCTCTGTATTTTTCTCTTCAAGGGTTTTGATCTTTCCCGTATATTCCTGCATCTTCTCAGTCACTAAACGGTCGCCGGTAGACTGTTTCACGTATGCGATTACCGCAGGCATGATTTTGTCTTCTGTATCGGCCTTGATCTTGTCCCAGAGTCCTTCGTCTAAGCCCGCTAATTTGAGCGCGTTCTTGATTTTCTCTTCCATTTGAGTCCTCGTTTTTGAGCAGAAAAAAAGGGGCCGAATGCGTGTTAAGCATTCAGCCCCGGTGTTCGGATACTGGTATATTTTAAGTGCTTCTTTTGATATTCACCTCCCCTGCGGTGTCAGACAGGAGAGGCCAGGAGAATTACATGAGAATAAAAGTCAGATTATATTTTGCGCGGCATCTGACCGGGGCCGCGTGGTGGGGAGGGTGTGACTATTTCATCGTGCCCTCTTCTACTTTTCGGTTTCACTTTTTTCGATATGAGTAAATTTCCCAGCTTGAAAGCAGAAAGAAACTTTCCCGTAAAACTCTCTATCACCAGCTGTTTTCACAATTTGATCCTTGCATTTGGTTTTGACTGATTCGGTGAATTGGAAAACGGTGATTGGGTTCTCTGCTTTCAGCATCTCATTCCTTTCGAGAGTACATTATAAGCGAAACGTTACGATGTCAAGCATTTTTTAACACAATATCATGTGGTTCCTGAAAGCCGTGTGTTCAATGCTTCCTTGAATATCCCCTCGACACACCCTGATCTCCAGAATATGAGTGTGTTGTATTGGCAGCAGGGAACGTCTACCCCATAGCATTCAAACCGTTGGAGAGAGTACCCGATCTTGCTGAACTGGTTGATCACTGTCTGTGCCTCAATGGCTTCATCGACTATCTGCCGGCCCTGCACATCCTGTTTATCGAGGAATGTCTGGAACCGGTAATCAGGCATGTTGATCATTACGAGCGTGTCCGGTTTTGAATAGCGTTCAATGTTCTGAAACAGTTTGATGCGCTTTGTCCGCGGTATATGCTCGATGCAGTCAACCAGGGTGATCAGATCGTATTTCGCATCGCTGTTGTTCAGGAAATTGTCTTCTGTGATGTCACACACCCCGAATGTAATGTTGATATGGTAATTGTGTTTTTGTGCAAGCCTGATATTCTCTGGTGACAAATCCACCCCAACGACACCGGCCCCGAGCTCTGCCATGTACTTTGTCGTTATCCCGGCACCGCACCCGAGATCGAGAACATTCATTCCGGGCCGCACAATTGGTTTTAGCTGCCGGAATATGATTTCATGGCGCGGTGTTTTGGTGAGCAGGAGGTGAGCGTGATCGTCATAGTATTTACGGATATCAGCGGTTGTTGTCATGATTATTCCTTGACTCCTCTCCCTTTAGATGTTGCTCTATTTTATCAAGGTTCTTTAATGCCTTAACTACTTTCCCGACTTTATTTTTATTCCAACCCACACAGCCCCATTAATTGCATATTCTCCGATCAATGCGCCTTTTCTGCATCACTTGTCTCAATAAGTCCTAATATCATATCCGCTTCGTGATAGTCGCTTTCTTTTTCGGTTTCCGGTAGTCTATGAAACGCCGTTCCAGCCTGCCTTTCCCACCTTTCAACCGCCCACACTGGAATGGTAATGGTGCCATCTTCATTACGTGTGGACTTTTTAAACAAGTATAGCATCCATCCCGACCAAGCAATGTGAGCATATTCCGCAAGTTTATCTCGCGCCCCACGTTTTTTCTCGTCCATTACCGTTCCTCCTCTTCTGCAAGCCAATCACGGGTTCGCTGTTCTGTTGACATCCCGGCTTTTTTATTCATCATCATCTCTTGACTCAATAGCTTTTATGCGTATATGAGTCGTTATGGAACATGGTATTCTGAAACAATGGAGGCATCTTTCGCAATATGAATCATATTCGTAATTGACTTCCTTATATTCATTGTAGTCAAGATAATGCAGTTTGTGTTTGCCACATTTGCACAGCAGTTTCCCTATTAGCCTTTTTATCATATTCACCCTCTACAGTTTTTTATTTAGCCAATCGCATATCTGGCGTATATGGAGGTCTTCAAACAAAGAGTTTATTACACGTTGCCACTTATCCCGAAATTCTATTAATTCACGCTGCCGTTCCTCCTCTTCTGCAAGCCAATCACGGGTTCGCTGTTCTGTTGACATCCCGGCTTTTTTATTCATCATCATCCTCTTGCTTTGACATCTCCATGCCGATAGCGATTAACTCCTCATACGTAACGTTACAAGCGTTAGCAGCGTATTTACATACAACCTCAATAAGCTGTTCATCGCTGAGTTCTGTGATATTTATTTCTTGAAACTTCATTACCGTTTCATCATTCCCACACTGTACTTTCGAGTGTCCTGATTATCTCATGTTCGCTTTCATCCATTTCATTTGGGCCGACATACCTTGATATCGCATTTGCCCTGAATCGCGCAAGAAGAAGGTGCATAACCTCATGAAATGCTGTTTTTCTGATATCAGCGTCCGAGTAAGATATTCTGTACCACGTTTTACTGAGAAATATGGTTGCTATATACCCGTTTAAATCAACGCATATTTGGCCTCTATACCCCTCATCCGCTTTATGCTGATAGTGGACTTGCCAGTTCTTCAACCCGAACCGGACAATCCACTTACGACATTCACGCTTGAACAACTCAAAGTCTTTTTTTGTAGTTTTGACTGTACTACTCACCGTTTCATCCTTTCCAGTAAATCCTCACGGAACTCGTTGCTTTTTTGAAAGTCCCGCCAGAACTGCCGTACCTCCCACCGTTTCATTCCAGCATGCTTCATGTGCTGGTTTATCGAGAACAGGATTTTCCGGCCCTTCTTGACCTGATTCGCCGCATGCCAGCGTCGTATTGATTGGATGATTCGGTTCATGGTGACTCCTCTGCATGTCGCACTTTCTTTTTTCTTCGGCTTGCCACTGCCTGCGCAGAAGTCCCCATATTATACGCAACAACCGTTACGAGGAAAACAGCAGCAAAGCCATATATATAATTAATATGGTCTGCCCTAAATACCGATACTACAAATGCGCCTACGACATAGTAGACTGCCAACAGGATATAGCCGGTTATCAACGCTTCGATGTTTGCTTTCATGGTGACTCCTCATGATCAAGGGGAGCTTCTTCCCATGTGTAGTCGCAGTTGAGGCATTCCCGCTCGATATGGCTGTTTTCAACTGCTATCTGGCATGGAGCCGTATACTGCATGCCGTCCTCGGGGTGCAAGTAACTGCCTCCCGGGATCATTTTAAAAGCACCCTGTTTCCACTATGTGCTCTTAATGCAACCGCATCCGCACTTCGGGCATTTCGCACCTGGGTTGTATTTGTTCATAATCTCACGCTCCCAACATGGCTTTGATATTATCGCTCTGGGTCTTGAGTGTCCAGCCGTTTGCCGTAATATGTTCCCTGACATCTCTTGGCCGGAAGTCATAAGCCGTTATTATTTTAACTGCCTCTTCCGCAGTGTTGAAAAGCATGGTTGGTGAATACAATCCACCAGCACCACGGTAATTGTGAATCACCGGAGGTATGCCCCGTGCCATTGCCTCCATAATAGCGTAT